ATGAAAGCATGTACAGTTTGCGGACTCCTTAAAGATGGCAGTGACTTTTATTTTAAGAACAAGGCAGCTGGTAAACTTCATTCTCAATGTAAGAACTGCTATACAGTCAAAAGAAAGTTATTTGCTGAGGAGCATTACAAAAAATATGGTGACGAGTATCGTTTAAGGACAAGACAGAGAAAAAGAGCCATTAAAAGATTGCGTCAAGAGCAAATAATTGCTTATCTCAGAGATAAAAAGTGTGAAGTTTGTGGTTTTGCAGATATCAGGGCGCTAGATTTTGATCACATTGATCCACAGACAAAAAGGTTCGGAATTGCTCGCGCACTTACGAATTGTTACGCATGGGAAGAAATCGAGAAAGAGATTAAAAAATGTAGGATATTATGCGCGAACTGTCATAGAATAAGAACTGCTAAACAATTTAACTGGAGAAAATGGCACCTTGGCGGAGTGGTTACGCGGAGCTCTGCAAAAGCTCATACACCGGTTCGATTCCGGTAGGTGCCTCCAATTAAAGTGTAAATTTGAAAATGGGCGAGTGCTGGAATAGGTAGACAGTCGTGACTTAAAATCACGTGACCGATGGTCGTGAGGGTTCGAGTCCCTCCTCGCCCACCAAAATTTGAGCAGTTAAACCACTTTGTGGTAAAGCGAAGGCAGACTAAGTTTAAAATTAAAAGAGGCAGCATATGGACGCGCTACAGCTTGGCAAAAAGTATAATTTAGATGAAGTAGATAAACAGTTGGGTGAAAATTATTGGTCGCCTGTAGACGTAACTGAGATTAATGATTGGGTTTTGCGGGCTGCAGCGGTAAAAGGAGAGTTCCACTGGCATACTCACGAGGATGATGAATTCTTTTTGGTATATAAAGGTAAGATTACTATTCAAACAAAAAACGGAGACGTTGAACTTTCGGAAGGCGAAGGCTACGTCGTGCCAAAAGGCGTAAGGCACTGCCCGATTGCTAAGGACAGGGCTGTAGTACTGCTGCTGGAGCCTAAAAAAGTAAATACAAAGGGTGATTAATCTAAATTGCGCGATCTAACCAAACCCAAGACGAGTTATTAGGAATTAATCGGCCTGGCTGGCCATTTGTGCAAACTGATCGGCCTGGGCATTGAGATCATTAATGTGACTTATCTTTTCTCTAACCATGCGATCGACATTAGCCTTTTGTTCGTTTAAAGCGCGCTCAATCTCTGCTTTCTCTTTCCGAAGCTCATCAATATTCCTCGTGATTGCAACTTTTAAATGATCGTCAAGCTCCCTGCTCAACAAAGCTGCACTTTTTCTTTGTATTTCATCTTCTATGCTTGATATCCGGCTTTTTATCTCCTGCTCATGAATGACGAGATCGCTTCTCATTTCGTCAGCCTCGCGCCTGCGCTCCTGAGCAGCGCTCCTTAGTTGTTCTGCAGCAATTTTTAGATGGGATCCTATAGGCATAATCGTCTGACCCCCTTTTTGGATTAGGTGCTGAAAGATTACCACGCTTGAACGCTTGGGTTCTGTTAGCAATTTAACAAGCGCAAGGGAGAGCCCTCCAAAAACAAAAAGCCCGCCTTGAGGCAGATTCTTTGTTTGGTGGATGATGAGGGACTCTACCTGCCGGAAAATGAAAAAAATTTGCCAGGGCAACCCCGCTCCTATGGTCGCGGGGCTAAAGGCGGGGATTGCCACCGGCAATCCCGTTCGAGCCCCAGCATAAACGCCTTGCAGCAAAAAAGGACTCCAAAGAGAATCCTTTTTTGCTGGTGGGTGATGAGGGACTCGAACCCCCGACCCTCTCGGTGTAAACACGGTGCTTGGCCTCTGTTGGCCGCGCACCACATTTGACCTTTAGGGGTCGGTGGTTCGAATTGTCCATGTGCACCCACGAATTTTTATTTTATCATTCGAGGTTGCTTTCATACTACCAAAATTCGCTTCTAAAGTCAAGTTATATGCACAAAACCACCCTATGAGACGCTAAGTATAGCGTAGCTGCCACACTTAGCGCCCATACCTAACCCCGATACACGCTTCGCCGGAAGTATTTGTGGTAATTTTCCTCGATATGCCGGTCCGTCAGCTGCAAGTACCGCATCGTGGTGTCGATATTCCGATGCCCTAGCAGTTTTTGCAGGGTACGCACGTCCATTCCGGCCCGCAGCGCAGTAATTGCGTAGGAGTGGCGCAGCTGGTGGGGATGCATGCCCTCAAGTCCGGCTTCCGCAAAGCGGGCTTTTATGCGATCTCGCACCGCACACTTGCCGTATTTGAAGTTTGGATGGTTGTAGTGGTGCTGGATCGGCTGGAACAGGTACTCTTTGCCCGATCGGTACTCTTCGTGCATGTGGCCGGCCAGAGCATCAGCCAGACCGGAAGTGATAAACACCACCCGGTCCTGTTCGCCTTTGCCGCGCACCTGAACCTCTGAGCCTCGTACATCGTCGCAGGCCAAGCTGACCAGCTCACCGATGCGTACGCCACTCTCGTACAGCGTGGCGATCATCAGGCCATCCTGTTTGACTTTGCACTGACTGACGACTCCGGCGATTTCTTCGGCCGTAAAAGTCTCAATGCGCGGAGCTGGCACGGCCACCCTCCGCACCATCGACCAGTCGAACTGCATCTCAACGTCATGGTAGGTCTGGCAAAACCAGAAGTACGAGCGCAGGATTTGCCGCTCAGCCTGAATTGTCGCCGGCTTTTTGTCTACGCCCCGGGCAATAAGGTGCTCGTCGACCATTTGAATGGTGAGCTTGCGTACATCACTTATGCCGAAGGTATCGAAGAAAGCCATCAGAATGTACTTGCGGTTTTTGTACGTAGACACCGCCACGTTCTCGACCTTTTCGATATACACCAGATAGCGTTTCAGCAACTGGTGCGGATCCACTACCAGCGGTTGTTTGGTTTTTGGTTTGGTCACTTGGTACCGGGCTGCGACTGCCTTGGGGCCAAGCTTCGTTGGGTTCAACAAAACTGCGTTAGACACTGTTATCTCTCTTTCTCCACCACCCGGTTAAGCCGTTACCGGCATATATTTTTGGTAAGTCGTACTGAGCTGGTTATCCATCAGGTGCAGATAGTTCTCGGTAATGGACACGCTGGAATGACCCATGAGCTCTTTTATCACCATCGTAGGCGCTCCGCGGTCCAATAGCGTCGTTCCAAACGAATGGCGAAGCGAATGCGGGTAGAAGTTTTTATACCCTGATCTGTAGAATGGCTGGCGCATGATGCGGCGGACTTGATCAATGCTCAACGGTTCACTAGGATTTATAGGCGACGGAAAGACATATGCTGTGATGCCGTGCTCAGTGATCCATTTGTGCAGAAGCTTGCCAGTAGGTTGTGTAACGAACGTCTGGCGCAATTTTCTGCCTTTGCCGATTATCCTGATCGCGCATCCGCATATGTTTTCCGCGTTTAGATTTGCTACCTCACTAATCCGCATTCCCGAGTCGAAGGCAAGGGATATCAGCAACCGCTCTCTGGTAGATGAACGGCGCTTGGCCCTGGCTATTTCATCAGGAGTAAAAAACACCCTCCGCGGCGGATCCTCCTCAACCTTGGGTATCAAGGCGATGCGGATTGCCAAAGGGTAGTCCATATCTTTCAAGAACCTGAGCATTGCGATGACGTGGGCTGTCCGGGTGTTTACGCTCCTGCCACTAACACCTCGCCGCAATTGCTCTTCGATCCAACTGTTGTAGCGTTTATTCGTTAGATCGCTAATCGTGTTTATTTTGGTCGCTTGCTTGAAAGTTTTTAGAATGTATTGTTTACTTCTCATCGTCTGAACTGTCATCCGACGGTTGTAAAGGCAATAATTCAAGTACTCACCCACCTGTTTATCTATGGGCTTCATGGTGAAAATTCCCTCTCTCCCCACCTTTTAAGACTGATAGACCCACCTTTTGATCTACCGAGCGCTCGAAAGAAAGGCATATAGCCATTTCACCAATTGGTAACCTTAACTATAATCTGTTAGGGTGATAGACCAAACCATAACCAGCTTAGTTTTGCAAGTGAGCGTCGGCCTATTTTTTTGTATTACTACTAAGTCTTATTTCTTATATATATATAGCGAGTGCCAATTCGCACTATGGTTCAGAGGTCGGGCATCGTGCCAATTCGCACTATGAAAAAGGCGTTTACCACAGGTTTCTACACAGAAATCGGGCAGTTCTCCACAGAAAACATGACGTTATCCACAAGCACTTTGCGATAGAAAAGCCCAGTCTGTTACAACTGGGCTAGAGATCCCCACCAAAAGCGAGCTAGAGTTTGGCAAAATCAATAACAATCCGAAACCTTATAGCAGGCCTCAGCCCGCCACGGATCGGCTCAGTTTCGATTATCCCTTTCTTTTCCAATATCTCCCTGATGCGGCGCTGCTGATAACGGCTCAGGCCAGTGTCATTTTCAAGTTCGGTAGAGTCTTTGGTGATCCAGCCGTCAGTATCGGCATGGTGGCGCTCGTAAAACTGCAATTGAGCATAGAAATAACCGGCCTGTACGTTGCCGTCAAGCATGCGTACAACCTCAGGAGAGACCGGAATGGCCTGCTTAGAGCGAAGCCTCACCCGTTCTCTACCCATCAAATACCCTCGCTTTAGTGAGGCTGTCCTAAAAGCAAGCAGCCTCAAACCATTTATTGGCTGAGACTGCTTTTATCACTCCGGAAAATTACTGTCAGTATAGCATATAAGAGATGGTTTTACAATATGCAGCCTAATAATCCTTACACGGCATTTAGCAGAAGCGTTCTTTAGGGGGCGTTTGCAAGCCGATACTACCGATTCTGTCTTTACCGGGTATATGCTTCAAATGGGCTGGGGACAGATTGCAGGTAATGGTGGTGCCGTAGTTTCTGAAACGGTTACATTTGACGAGGAATTTTCAGCCACTCCCGTAATAATAATGAGCTTAGTAGGTAAAGATTCGACTCCACCAGCTACAGTGATAGACGACCTTTCCGAAACCACTGCCGCAATTTACGTACCACGAGCATTATCCCCTACGGCTTCAAACTTTTCAGCCGAAATAAGAATAGAAGGAGGTGCTTCGCTAAACGCCTCACACAACTATGGCTACTTTTGGCTGGCGATAGGAGCTGTCTAAAGAACTAATGATGTATGAGGTGTAATGGTTTATCCCTCTAGTCGCACCCGAATACGATTATTCTCGAACCCGCAGCAAAGTTATTTGCGCTCGTCATTGCGTCAATGTGTGTTATCTGCCCTGAGTCGGCCCATGTTCCCGAACCTCCATCGGGTAACGCTGGTGCAGACTCTACGCCAGTAGCTCCACGTATACACCTTGAAAATGTACGTTTGTTGATTGTCTCGAAGTTATTTATGTCTACGATGACATCCGCTATCGTTGTTGAAGCTAATAGGGCTTGAAGAAGTCGTTGCGGTTGTCCTAACACGGCTGGTGGTGTTAGCGTCAGTTGCATCAACACGCCATGCATAGTTATTGGTAGGTCAATGTGACCCGCCCCCGTGAGCTGCGCCACTATAACTATTATCAAGAATTTTACGGCCGGGAGGTCTGGTATTGACATAGTAGACTCGCTCCCAGGCGACGTATAGGTAGCTAGTTTCCGGAATGTGGAGTCGCTTGCTAACTTCCCCGCCTCTACTGAGCCGTCTGCATAATGCCTTGTAAGGATTATTCAGTGGCTCGCTGTTATAATAGGGGTAATGACGCGGTTGCATTGAAGCAGCCGTGTTTTTATTTGAAAGGATCCTATGGGTAGCCGAGATAGAGATGTTAGAAACTACGCAGTACCGGTTCGCGGTGCGATTTGGGGCCACAATTATAACGATCTGACTGAGAATAACCTGCAGGCTGGCTCCTGGACGTCGTTTAACGGCGGTGGCCATAGCGACATCGCACCGTTTTTCTTTGATTATCGAATAGGTTTTGGTAGTTTTGAAAGCCCGACGCCGGCCAAGATATGCCCGATCAGGATACTGCAGTCTCACTTTGGCGAAGTTGTGGAGTGCTTTGTTGATTTGCGCATGGTAGTTGCTAGCGGCGACTCAGATCTTACATTGAAACTAGCTGTAGGTCGCTTTGAGCCCGACAGTCTCAATAGGGTGATGAATTACACAAACGAAGAAATAAAACAGTCGTGGCGCATTATACGAGGTTCTGACACGCCTTTGAGTGTTGCCGACGGTGTCATTATGGCTGACGTTATAAATCTGCTGCCGGCCATTCCCAAATACGGCGACCCAGAGCACAGAGAAGACGCTTTTGTCCTGATCTTGGCATTCAATAAAGTGCCGACTATCACCGGAGACTTTAAGTTTGAGTATCTGAATATCCATAACAGCGTAACAGGGGTACTATAATGGCGGAATCACGGCGACAAAAGGGATTCCCGGTAGGTCAGATCAAAGGCTCAGATTGGGCTTGGGAGCCAGGCTGCGGCGGCGTCGGCGGCGATGGCGCCTGCATACCGGCGGCCGACTTCCGATACCTATACTGGGAAATAAAAGTAAACCCATTCTCGCGCTTCAATAAGTTTTTACTGCTCCACAATGACTTCTTCCAGGTTCGGGCCGATGATGGCCCGGCAGAGGGCTGCGACCACACATCAGGCACTCAGGTTGCCTTTGATTTGCTGCTGAGTTACAAGGCACCTGTAAATGATGTGCTCGATCCTGAAATGGTCACTGGCGGCATAACAGTGCCAAATGACGTTACGTTGCCTTACGATCTAGAGTTTTTGGGGTCCGAAGTCGAGGGCGAAAACATGATACCGCAGCCGATCAGTTCTGACTACGAGCGGAAAATATGGGCGGTGGTTGATATGTATCAGACAGGCCACATGATAAACGGCCTGCCGGCTAACTCTAGAGTAATGGATACGAGTGATATTGACTGGGAGGGTCACCCATGAGCAGAACACGACATCAAGAGTTTACTTATCAGTATAAAAACACCAGTGTTAATAACGCCGGTTTCTGTGGTTTTAACCCACGAAACCGTATTTACATGCCAGCAGAATTGATAGAAATCAAGAGTTTATGGGTTCATATTTGGGCGCAGTATGACGTTTCTACTCCAGTAGAGCGCAGGCGATTAGACTGGGTGGGTGGTCAACCTCAAGTAAAAACAGTGCCAAACCCAGACTTCCCAGGATTTACCACGCTCGCGCCAGCTGAGGAGCAGCCAAATATGATATACATTGGCCAAGAAGCCGACGAGAACCGATACGTTGATGTGAAGGTCGACCTGACACGTATCCTCGACAAAATACCGGTTAATGAAGGAGGATTCGCTTTTTCACAACCGTTTATTGATGTCCATGTCGTCAATAATGGCCTGTTAGCCGCATCAGAATATAGCGCAGGAGTAATTTTATTATGGAAAACAGACTTCACTTATACTACCCGGGGAATACAGTAAAAGCGCCACATCCAGGCAGGAAGCGAAAGCGTAAGATTTCACGCCAGCCAAAGGAGCGGCCACTGTACATGACCAAAGCCTTGCCACACGTTAAAAAGACCGTGGCAACTAGTAAATGCGTATGGTGTGATTATCCTTTTGGGCAATATATGGTGGTTTGTCTGCACTGTTTCAACTGCCAGTACTGCGGCTTTTTGTCTAAAGGCAATATGGGTCACTGTATGAACTGCGATAACCAGGTTAACGACGAAATAGCCAACACGGGCCAAGTCTTGAGAGCTCAAAAACAGGCCGAAGGCTTGCGTACTGGCAAGATGCGACCCCACTTCTATAAAAAAGGTCACAGAAAGCGGCGTGTATCTAGAATCCGTTGAATAATCCTTACACGGCATTATGCAGACGGCTCAGTAATCCCCGCTAAAAGAAGTGGCGGGGTCGCTATACACATATTATCAGGAGCCTCTGACCTCAATACTACGGGCGAGAAGGAGGTTACAGGGGCAGGTTTCGCCCCTTTATCAGTCGAGTTTTTCGTACTTCCAACCGCCTCAACAACTGCGTCAATCTTAGGTTTTGGCGCTATGACTGCTAGTGCTCAATTCTATGTAACTGGTGCTTCCTCTTCCGCCCCAGCTTTCGGTCGTAACAGCTCTAGCTCTTCGTGTATCGGATTTGTAATACCGGGTTCTTCAACCCCAACCCTACTTTGCTCACGTGTCAGCATGGACGAAGATGGATTCACTATAAATGTAGACTCAGCCTCAAGTTCTTTCAATGTGGCTTGTGTAATGCGCCGCTAAAGGACTAACTGTGACAGAACTATCCGAACTGGCCCCAAACGTAGCAATCGTAGCCTTTTTTTGGGTTTTTTGTGGAAGGCTGGCACAAAGTTAGTAGAGCCATTGTGCTCGTGCTAAAATTAGAGTAAACGTGTGTTCTGTGCCGGGCCATTCAGGTGCTCCCGGCGCTGAGCACATGTTGTTGTAAATCTGTGATATAATAAGCATTAGCGAACGCGGTTACGGAAGTAGCCGCGTTTTTTATTTGCAAATATAAATTAATTAATAGGGTACAAAGCAGTGAGGGATGGCCAAAGAAGACATGGAACACACGACTCCAACCAAGGATGAAATCAAGCTTATCATCGACAACTCGCTTCTCGAACTTGAGAAGCGTATGACTAAAAGCCTTGGCGAATCGTTATCTGAGCAAAACAGGATGTATATGGACAACATTCTGTCGCTATCTGAAAGGGTTACAAAGATTGAAAGCCGGCAAGACCGGCAAGACGAAAGAATTAAAGGTTTCAAGGGTCTGATCGCAACGATTGCGGCCGCATCGAGCGTAGTAGCAGGTTTTTTAGGGTTTTTAATAAGCCAAATAACTCAAAGATAAGGAGGCACCTATGATCAAGGGAATAGACATATCAAGACACCAAGGCGCAGTTAATCACGACGCCATAAAACGTGATGTAGACTTCGCTATTATCCGCGCCGGCTATGGAGGCGGTGGCTTAGATGATCAGTTCACGCGTAATCGTAACGGACTAAGGTCCCGTGGCGTACCTCTAGGATTTTACTTTTTCGCTTACCCTGGGCGTAGCAGCGGACGCCAGCAAGCTGAGGAATTTCACCGTATCGTTGGTAATCTAGCTCCCGGTGAGTTCATAGCCTTGGACATCGAGAACGAAACTACCTATGGCCGCCGCTTAGTGCCAAGCGATGTACAATGGTCGCTTGAATTCTTGCAACGCTGCGAACAGCTATTTGGTGTCAAGCCACTGGTCTACATGGACGGTGGTGTAAAAAGTAGCTTCAACTGGCAGTCAGTGGTAAATGGCAACTATGGACTTTGGATAGCCCACTGGGGTCGGAATAACGGAAATGTCGATAGCGAGCCAAATGCAGCACCTTGGCCATTCTGGGCAATTCACCAGTACACGAGTAAGGCTAACTTGGGCGGTATTCACCTGGTTGACGCTAACCTATTCAACGGAACTGTGATTCAGCTTAAGAAGTATGGCAAGCAAGGCGGCAGTGCTCCGGCTCCTAAGCCTGCGCCGAAACCACAGCCCAGCAAGCCAGCTGGTGGCACGTATACAGTCAAAAAGGGCGAAACACTCAGTAGCATTGCTCCGCGCTTAGGAACGACTTGGCAAGCCTTATATGCGCTCAACAAGTCAGTAATTGGTGCTGACCCCGACTTGATCAAGCCCGGGCAGGTCCTGCGGCTGTCGGGCGGCCCTGCTCCTTCGATTAGTGATCAATACTATGTTGTGAAAAAGGGCGATAAGCTGAGCAAGATAGGTCCGCGGTTTGGCACGCCTTGGCGCACTATCTACAACTGGAATAAATCAGTAATTGGCTCGGACCCTAACAAGATATTTCCAGGCCAAAGATTAAGAGTTAAGTAAGGAGGAAGTAATGTCAGTTTCACAAGTATCAGCAGAACAATGGAAGAAGGTACTAAAGGCGCTCTACTACAGCGCAGGATCCGGCTTTTCAGCCGGTTTTATGCTTGCTTTGGCTGGTGTAATCCAATCAGGTGAAATAGACCCGATACAAGCGCTGCAAACTGCCGCAGTTGTTGGCGGTGCTGTCGGTGCTCTTAACAGCCTTGCGGTCACTATCAAGCAACTGTTCACCCCAGCAGAGGAGTAAAAGGATGGCGCCGGCTTATGCGTAAGACGAAATTCTGGAAAGGTTTTGTTACAGGCATAATAGTCGGCGCTATCGCAATGTACGTAGGTTTGTGGCTGCATGCTGGCTATAAGCTGACCACTATCTGGCCCAAAGTATGCCCGAGCTGCTACGAGGAGCCGATCGATGGAAATTAGCCCAAACCAACATACTCAGCCTATGACCGGCAAACGCCGCATCGAATTCACGATGGCGATGATAGATGAGGTACTTGCCGAAGAATCTATAAAGCTAGAGGAACTGAAGCAAGTCGTCGAAGAAAACGGCACTGAGCTAACCGAGGAACAGCTGATATTTGGCTGGTTTGCGAACTTTAGGCAGGCTAACCCGGATGTCCATTGAGCGGCTGTGTTTGAAATGTCATAGGCGGATAAAGCCAGGCAGCAAGCTTAAAATCTATTGCCAGTGTAGTGGCGTCATTAGTCCTAAGCACCAATAAAAGCAATAGCAATAAAAGTATTACTAGCACCATTGCCATCCGTACTAGCCGAGGAGGTTGCCGTAGCCTTTATCTCTTCGCCTGCGTTCAAAAAAACAATATCGGCAGTGCTAATCCTTGGGTCGCTTCCAGCGCTAGAACCTACGGCTGTGGCAAGGGCAACGGATACGCCATTGACACAAATTCGTAAAATTATCTGTTCAGCATCGCCAAGATTAGACGAACTAAGGTTGGCGTTAACGTGGTAATAGCCCGTTACTGGTGCTGTGAATCTCCCAGTAGACGTATTGAAGTTGCCACCTAAGTCAAAATCCTCTGTATCAAAGACGATGTCAGCTTCCGTGCTATATGTAAATGCACCAGCCCTGTGCGCCCTACAGGCTATTGTTGCCGCCAGCTTCTCCGAACTCACCTCGCTATCACCGATATGCCGTGTAAGGATTATTCCATCGCCTAACGCCTCGCCAGTGTTAAATCCGGCTTCGTTGGCCGTCATTTGATTGAGCTTCGTAGCGGTGATCAGCTCGTCCGTTACCCAAGTTACTTCAACAAATGTGTCTGGCATTATTTGACCCTCACCACTTCAAACGATTCAAACCGCTCAACCGGTCGGCCGTCTTTATCGACGTATGATCCGTAATTAGCTTTCTTCCTGGCACTGGCCTGGGATATCCGCACCTGTGATTCAAGCTGTGACCGCTCAAATGGGCTCAAGGATCGTAGGGGCGGGTCAGCTTTTACAATCTGCTTGGATCCTTTGGCCACAACCATCTTCCGTTCTGGTACAACACCCTTCTCAAAAGCACTCAGTCGAGTGTCATTGCCGCAAGCGCACTCGTAGCCAACCATCTTGTGGCGGTTGTCATTAACATCAAGGCGCCGCCTAGTGGTGAAGAACTGGTCCTGATAGCCAAAAATGTTTCGTGAGCCGCTTTCACGATCGATAGTAGCGTGTTTTTGCTGCGCAGGCGCTACCTCAACGGCAATAACGTGGTTGTTTTTAAGACAACGCACAAAATATACCTCTGGGTACTGGCTACCATAGAACTCAGCCATGGCTTTGAGTTCAGATTCAGATTGCTTAGGTGGCTTGGCTCTTACTGGCATAATCTTCCTTTGCAAATAAAAAACGCGGCTACTTCCGTAACCGCGTTCGTTGCCCATATTATACCTCACGCGCTGAATATAGACAAAAACACTTAACCTTTACTTAACTGGTGTTTTTTGTTATAATGCACCTTGAAATGATTAACAAAACGCGGTCTTGGTTCAAAACAAAGAGTTTGTATGCAAAAATCGGAATTTCGGCAGCTGCAATGGTGCTTATATCAACACCGGTGTTTGTTGCCGCTATGAGTGCGCAGAACAATCCTGATCAACATCAGTCGGTTGTCAATGAAAGCACTGCAAAAGAAACGGAAAACACCTCTAACGATCAAGAGGAAGTCACTATAAACGAGTCTTCACCAGTGGTAAATGAAACAGAGACAAATGATGAAACACAAAGCGAGAGCACTGGTGAAGGCTCACAAAGCCAGTCAACTCCGCAAACCGAGCCGCCAGTACCTACTTACACCGATACCTATCCTTGGACTGGCAGCTGCGGTGGCATCGATACCTGGGGCCTTACAAAGTGCCAAAGTACCAGCTATACGGCTTGGAAGGTAAACGAAAAGTATGGCAGTATGCTGCCTTGGGGTATGACCAGCCCGAACGGCGATGCAAAGAATTGGCCGACTCACGCCGACAATTCCAGTATTCCGCGCGGCACTACGCCTAAAAAGTACTCCGTAGCTGTGAAATTCAATCAGCCAAGTGGCCTGACAGCGTGGGTAGAAGCTGTTGACGGCAATAAAATCACGGTCAGTCTGTACAACTGGGGCAGCAACCAGGCCTACAAGCTATTAGAGAACGTCGACGCTTCATACTTCGACACCTACATCTACTTCAACTAAAGCGCCACGTGGTCGGGCCCGTCGGTTTTCGAGTGCCCAACCCGAGCGTAAACTTTTTGCTCAAATTCCTCAAGATAGAGCTTTTGCTTGATATTCGCATTGACGCCCATAAATAATTCCATGCCCATAACATTGCAAGTTTTGGTTTCTTCGGTATCCAGTACCTCTACCTCTACTGGGTCACCAAACTGCATATGCGGCACCACGAAGTTGTCGACATTTAGCCGACCATGCGCGTTGGAGAAAATATCTACCAGCAGCCATGCCATGGTATTTGCAGTGGCAGTATCTTGGATCAGGCTGTTTTCAATCCTAAAGACCTCTTTGTTGTTGTCGGGGTTAAGCCCATAATCCTCAATGCTGACAGGTCGTTCCTGAATATCGCTTTTTACGGCCGTAACCTTTGCCGGCTGGCCGAACAGTCGTATTTTTGTGATGTAAATCGGCATGCTAGGATGGCTGTTGGTGAAAGTCATGCGGTATGTGTCGCCAAAATTGAAAGTGCTGGCCAGATCGACGTACTGGGCGCCGGGATTGGCACTGCCATCCTGAGCCATGTTAGTCGAATAGCTGGAGCCGCCATCAGATTCCGATACATGCACCGGATCCTCAACGCTTATGGCCAGGAAAGGCCCTAAATCGTCCTGAAAGTTGGCAAAAATGTCTTTGCTGCCGCCCGGCGGTATCAAAGTCTGGTCGCTGGCATCGCTGAGCTCATACAGCACGTTGAATGCCGCCGGTTTGAACGGCTTGGCGATGGTTATAGCACTGTTGATGATCGGGGCGGATGAAAAATCTATATCTTCAAGGTTTGAGTAGGTAAAGGACCACAACGGATCACGATCACCGATTAAATGTAGCCGATTCCAGCCCTTTATGATGCCGTCCTCGTCGGCAAACAGGATATACCCCTCAGCCTCGCAACCTTCCTGGAAAATATCGGTCACGTAGCGATCCTTAGGCATCAGGTAGCCGATCGGCAGCTGCAAACTGGGCTCCAAGTCGAACTGATCCTCAGCAAAGCCCTGTTCCAGCAGTAATTCTTCAATAATTTCGTGCCAGTACTTGTCGACAAAGGCACTCTCGTCGCTTTTTACGGTGCTCAGATAGGTCATAGCGTCAAAGGCGCGTAGTTTAACTAGTCGTTTGTTCAAACCGATTTCCGGACGGTCTGTGTAGCCGGTAAACAGCTTCACAAATTCACCCTGATAGCCGACACTCAGTTTCACCGGTCGATCCGGCAGGGCAACGTAGGCGCCAATGTCTTCGTCAAAGTCCGGCATAAAGCGCTTGGTAGTGTTATTTAGCGTGATTTCGGCCTGGGCCATGATGACACCCCACGGCCGATTGCTGATTTTCCGAGTTACTCTGAAATTTTGTACATAAGCACTCTCGTTCTGATAATCGTATTTATCAAAAAAGGCGATAGTGTCGCCAGAACCTTTTACCTTATCGGGTCCGTCAACAAACGAATGGCCGACTTGAGCAAATTTTGCGTCCTCAGCAATATTTTTGAGCCAGGATATCAAGAAACCCCACTGCGGCGTCTTTACCGAGGCTTCTACGTTGTCTTCAAATTGTGAGCTGACAGTTTGCATACGCTAGACCTCCCGAATGGTGACGGTTAGCGGCACCATCAGCGAACCTCCACGGATGAAGTCATCCTCGTTAAAGTCGATAATGCCAGTAAATTCCAGTGTGCCGCCTGAGACATTACTTTCGTCGTTGACGTAATCTACCGGTGCTGCCGCATCGTACAAAGCTTTTATGAATTGGTAGGTTGCCGGCTTGGCGTTGCGGATTCTGAACACCGACCGCTTTTTGCTAGGGTGCTGGTTGCGCTGCCGCGTGCCATCGATAGCATGAGTGTCGGTCTTGATTTGTTCGGGGTTTTCATTTAACTCCGAAGGCTGCTGTGGTATAGGGTTGCTATCTAGAGTAATCATGGCCGCAAGCTCCCCATTTGATCTATTTTCAATCCCTGTGCTCTCAACTGCCGCACGATGCTCTGCGCCATAGATGTCGATTGCTGTTCAGTCCAGTCAGTGCCGTCGTTTTGAACAGTTACGTTGACGTTGAAGTTATAGGTGTCGCCTCCGCTACCCTTGGCCATATTCAGCTTGCTTAGAGGTATGACGGCCTCGCTTTCACCGCCTTCACCGGCAACAATCAGGCGCCCGCCCGGTGTCGCCGGCACGATACCACCTTCTGCCAGCCGGGGGATACTGATCTCGTTTATCTTGCCTATGTTAACTTTTGGTATTTTATTAATAAGGTTTATCGCGCCGTTTATAAGCCGGATAAATCCATTGACGGCACCCTCGGCGATACTTAAAGCACCATTAATAGCGCCCTTGACCGCGCCGCCAACCGCGTTACCGATTGCTCTACCGATGTTGCCAAACGCTCGGACTACTGTGTCCCATACGCCCTTAAAGAACCCTCCGACACCGCTGAATATGGCTTTTATGCCGTTCCAGGCCGCCCTGAATAGAGCCTTTATTTTGTCCAGGTTAACCATTATCAGCAGCACGGCCATGCCGATTGGTCCTGTTAATATTGCTAACAACAGGGGCCAATTAATCTTAATCCAGTTCCACACTGTACTGAATATGGCACCGACGGCACTGACCGTCTTGCCGACGATGTTGAATTTTATCTGCAGGAATACTAATACACCGATAATGATTATGATTACAGCCGCCACAGCGAAGAAGATGGCTGATATCGGGCTAGCGGCAATTGCGAAACCAATTGCTGCGACCTTTGCGACTACGAACATTGCCGTAAGGGCTCCGACTGCGGGCACGAAGTTATCAATGAGAGTCTGCGCGACCTCTAAAAGTGTTTCCTTGTTGTCTTTCAGCCACTGGGTTAAGCTCTCGACAGCCTTGGAGAATTTATCAAACAGGCCGCCCTCTTCAACTATGAGTCCCAGTTCCGGATCTACCTTTACCCCAAGTAGGGCCAGGCCAAGATTACGGATGGTACCTTGCAGGCTGATCATCCGGTTTTTGAACGTTTTAGACTGCTTGTCGATAGCGTCCGCGGGTATGAATCCGGCCATTGCGGCACTGAAGTCCTGAGCCGACACTTTGCCATCTTCAATCAGTGCCTGCGCGTCTTTGATTGATACGTTAAAGTGTTTTGCAATCACCTGACTGACTGGCACAAAGTTGTTGGTCAACTGCAGCACCTCTTGACCCATTAGTTTGCCTTTAGCCTGCACCTGACCATAGGCCAGAGCTAGAGAGTTAAGGTCGGCGCCATTAACGATAGAAAAGGTGCTCAACGTCTTCATCTCTTCAACGACTTTGGTAATGTCAACACCGTAGCCAACCAGTATCTGAGCCGCTTTTGAGGCGTCAGGGAACGCAATCGGCTTGCCCAGCGTAAATTGATACAACTCACCCAGGGCTGTCTGGGCAGCGTCGGTTGAGCCGGACATTGCGCTCATACGTGCCTGGGTGGTTTCCAGCTCGCCGGCCAGCTTTATAAATGAACCCAGGCCTAATGATGAGGTCGCTATGAATAAGGCCGCTTTTTTGGCAAAGCTGGCAATCGTATCAGCAACACTGCCAAAAGCATTGCTCGCCTCACGAGCAAAATTCTTGAAAGTACTGCCGCCGCTGCTCCGTACCGTGCTGGCCGCGCTCTTCATGCCGTTGGCCATAGCCTTCATAGCACTCTGAAACTGAGCGGGGTTGGCGCGAATTACAATTGTTACATCTTTATCGTTCATCTTCTGTTAACCCTCCGGTTGAGCTTGTCTTCTTCCTCCTTACGGAGCCGGGATTCCACGTCGCGCCTAGCCAGAATTGCCCAGATAAACTCCTCCGGCTGGTCATCGTATTCATAGATGGTCCAACCGTACTCTTTGCAAATAAGCGCCTCAGTAATGATGTCAGGAACCTGCCCGACGCCACGCCTGAGCGCCCGTTCATACGCTAGGCACCATCCTTCGATTTTTTTTCGGCCGCTTTGGCATCCCCTCCCTTCTCAAAGATCCTTTGGGCGGCGGCCTCGACGGCTTCCATGTCCTCTTCGTATTCCGAATCGAGCATGGCGTCATAAGGGTTTTCGCTGACACCGTCGTAGGAGATGAGCAGCCGCCGGACCTGTTCTGTAGTAACAGCGACCATATTTTCACCGGCCATTTTGATTTTTACTTTGCCCTCTTCAAGACCATCAAGGTCTTCTGGAGCAACTTCGGTGCCTTTAAGAGCGATCCGCCTGATAGCTTTGCGGTCCTTGTTTTTGACGAACGAACGCAGTACTGCTTCGCCACCGCAACCGGGTAATTTGATAGTAACTGGTGCTTGTGCCATAGTTAATTACTCCTTCCTAGATGTAGGTATATTTATTGATCAATATCGCTTTAATGGTGTCTTCGAAGTCTGATTTATCCAGCAGCATAGAGAAGTTCAACGTCTCGGTTGAGATGTCGCTCAGGCCACGGGCCGGTTCATGCGAATCGAAGGCAACTTGTGAGAAGTCAAAGGTTAAGCTGGTTGGAGTGGGCGTAGAGCCGGCAAGATTGTTGCTGTCTATCAGAGCGAAACGCATAGCTTTGACAGTGTCGTTCAGATCAAGCCCTCTGTAAGTGGTGTCGGAGTACAGCTTTTCAATGGTGCCAGTTACTTCAAAATCGGTGTTGTTGATTTCACCATAGGTGTCACCGCTATCCATTGTTTGCTGAGGCGAAAGAGTTTTGGTGAACGTCAGACTAAAGCTCTTGATTGTGGTGAGAGCATCTGCGGTATCCAAATCCCCTAGAGCGTCGTCAATGTACAAGGCTGCCATCTTCGGCAGGAACTCACTGTCAACGATATAAGCAGGCGTGTTGCTACCAGACTGCGACTTAGCAGACTTGATAGCCATCTCGATCTTAGGGTAGTCATCCGGCGCCCAAGTGATGGTAAACGATTCGATCATTCCAAACGGAAAGTCGAGATCCAAGTTAGGGTCTTTGACGGCTAATGTCGCGCTTAAATGCTCGTTATCGTCCTGTAGTGCAAAGTCATACTGCCAAGCGCCATCTTCTATGTCCGTAGCGTCTGGCAACTGTCCAAAAACAAGCGCCAAAAAGTAATAGAGGCCTTTGGCATACATTTTGCCCGAAATCGAGCCATCGCCCTCGATCAAGGTGTTGATTTTTTCATTGTTTTTTACGATCGTGCCGTGGGCAGATTCGTTGTATAGGGGGCTTGGCGTGTCCTTGAGGCTGACATCCAAATGTGGGTACCAATAATCGGGCGTCTGTGGCGTACCGGCCTCATCCTCAATGCCGATACCTACCGCAACCCTTCTTCCTGCAAAACGTGCCATCTACTTTTCCTCCTTGTCTTTATTTGCTTTTTTAGCCAGTTTGACCGCCTCGCGCGCGTTGTCGGCCTGGACAGTCTTTTTCAATGACGGTACGTAAAAAGTCGGCTTCTCTTGCTTCTGAGAAGTGGTTTTTTCTTCCTGTTTGACTGGTTCCGACTGCTTTTTTTCGCTCATCTTGACCTCATTCCTTTGCAAATAAAAAAACGGCTCCCTGCGAGCCGTGTATTAAATAGAAAAACGCGGCTGCAAGACAACCGCGTTTATTGCCCTAATTATAGCACAAAAGCTTCGTGATATAATCTAGAGTAATTTGAAAGGAGGCGAGAGGATGAAAAACGTCCTATATGTGCTCATCGGAGTGTTGGTTTTACTGATTATCGGAGGCATTTTAGCCGCAAACAGCGATAAAAACACTAAAAAAGAGCGCCAAGCGATAACCGAGAAAGTCGCAATTACACACGAATCAATCAGATCGGACGCCGGCGCGGAGGAAATCGAGTACAAATTTATCATAAAAAATGATGGTGATCAGGCCTGGACTGGCACTGCGACCATCAAACTCTACGGTACCAGCCACAATTCAGAGATGGATGAGAGCTTTACAACCGATCAATTAACACTTGAACCCGGTCAATCAACAGAGGTAACACACAAAACAGCCCAGCTGCCGCGATCACAAGGCGGAGTATGGGAAACTTACGTATACTCGCTGTCGGTTAGCAACTACGACGGCTCAGACGAATACAAAGACCGAAAACCACTATCAGACAAGGTAGAAGAGTAGTTATAATCCCGGCCTCAGCTGCTCGTGCCTTACGTTTACTCTGATAAGCATCTCTGACGTGATTATTCCTTTGCCGCGGGGTATGGAATCGGGCTCAACTTCGGTAATACTGCCTACATCAATCCAAAGATTAGACGCCAGTTCCTGGTTTTTACGTAGTGCGCCCATGATGCTGTTGCTTAAGATGTCAAACGTCTCCGAATCACGGCCTATAGCAAGCCCTGTGGCCCGCATATGAGCAGTTGCGTTGAGTCCTTGGTAAAAATCTTTGGTCATATCCACTACGACATTTATCATCACCCTGAGCGTAGTACCAATTTCGCCACCGGCGGTATCCATCACGCCTTGGTAGTCATACGTAACAAAGACCATCGGCTTTGCCAGCTGGGATTTGTTAACCACGCCCGGATCACTGGTATTGTAGCGGCCTTTGAGCTCGGCCGGTCCGTCAGCCTCCAAAACGTCAATAATTTTGCGTAAAATCGGGTCGTCGTAGTGTGCCATGGCTAATTCCCCTCGATTATGTAGCGTTGAATGAATCTAACGGCCTCTCGGCGCTGTTTTTCGCCGATCGCCATCATAATACGCCTGGGCATTGTCTGGCGCGGCGCTTTACTCTGGTGGTACTTGAAGATGTCACGCGGATCTACGTTGCCAATTTCTGTATAGTCACGGCCGACTTTTGAGCGGAAACTGCCGCGCATTACGCCAGTCTGTTCAAGTATGGGCCAGGGGTACGCTCTTTTGCGAGGCTTCCAGCGTCCCCATAGGCTGCCTCTGCCGGCAAAGTTGGTGTCTATGTCCTGTAGCATCATTCTGGCGATGTTTTGAAAGGGCGTGCTCAGATTCCGAACCTTACGCCCGGCAATTTCAAACATACTAACGACTTCTTGATCGCCTTCTACCTCAAAAGATACCTGATACTGTGCCATCAGCAGAACTCGCAATCGCTGTTAGGTTTCTCACCCTCTTCGAATTTACCGAAAAGCTTACCATCGCTATCTGTCTGAAAGGCGCCAAGACTGGCGCTGTCAACGTCAGCATCTTGATCTTCGCCGCAAACACCGCCTTTCTTTTTGAACATGGCCAGCATACCGGGCTTTTTCTCGCCATCGCCCATGACCAGCTTGTGTTTGACGAAGCCGTCCTTGGACGTGCCCTCGGTGTCCTGGTTAAAGCCGTAGTCACGGATCAGCAGATATGCGGCAGCCAGCAGCCGGCAAAGCTGTCGAACGGTAGGATTTGGCAATTTTTCCTCGTTCTGAACGTCGTAATCATAAGGAGCACACGGATCTACAGCTTTCATAGCCAGATTTATTTCGTCCTGGACCTCGTCACGGAGCTGTGAAACGAAGCTCAAGGCAATGGGGCTGTACCGGTAATCAACCAGTACTTCGTCGTTTGCCTCTGGCGCGGTTTCAATCTCAATCGTGCCGTTTTGCGCGTCAACGTTCACAACTGTGGCCGGCGTGCCGTTAACCAGCACTAGAACATCGGCAATAGTTATCGAATCATCATAATTAACGTCAGTTAGGGGCTTGTTGTGGGTGGTAAAAAGCTTGTTGGAGCCGTCAATTTCGCCATACGGAGTCTCGCCAAGCACTCTGTGGCTTAGCCCTGCCTCTTCCAGAATGCCTTGCAGTGTCTCGTATGCCGCGGCCATCGGGCGCTCCTAACTGGTTATTTTTCTTCCTCATCGCCACCTTCGGAGCCGTCGCCCTCGTCAGTGGTTTGCTCTTCGTCAGAGTCTTCGTCGCTGCTATCATCGCTTGCCGGGCCGCCCTTGCTGTCAGCAGGGTCGTCGTTGCCGTCCTGATCGCCGGCCGGATCGCTATCTTCGCCCTGAGGGTTCAAAATAGCGTTAACAACGTCTTCTTTTTTGCCTAGCTCTTCGGGCTTTTCGACGCCTTCTTTTTTGGCAAGCTTGTTGAGCTTCGGGCGGGTTTTCTTCATAAGGCGGTCAAAATCGCTTTCAGGGTCTGTAGGCGCTTCATCACCGCCAGCGTTGCCGGCATCGCCACCTTCGGAGCCGTCGCCCTTATATTTTTCTACTGATAAATGTTGGTCAGCTTTTATAGCTGCCAGCTGCTCGTCGGTCAATTCACCAACGTAGCCATGAACACGATTAACAACCACACCGGCGCGAATGCGTTGATCGGCAAAAACGCCAGCCGGGAATTGTACGGTTACTTTATATTGCTGTTTTGACATGATTCGATCCTTTCGCCTTGATTATTAATGATCAAGCCTAGAGGGCTTTAGCAGCACCCCTAGTGGCCTGAGCACTAACTAGTTGGATACAGCACCAACAATTAGTTGGTGATTACCGAAGCCGGAGTTGTGCCGCGCGCGGGTACCCCAGGTGAAGATATCCTTGTCGAATGCACGATCGCTGGTCAGGTCGGTCTTGGCAACCAACGCGATTGGAACGCGAATCTGCATTATGAACGGCAGGATACCTTGGCTAAGGTCAGCCAACGCCCACTGCTTATCGGTCAAGCTGAGGTAAGGCAGCTCGACAATTTCGTAAGCTTTGTAGTGAGGGTTGGAAGAACCGTCGCTCAGGTACTGGCGGTTAACCAGGTTACGAGCAGCAGCCCGGTTGTAAGGGCCAACGATCAAGTGAGTACCGCGGTAACCCAGCGGTTCGCCTTTGTCGTCCACCTGACCGGCCAAAAGCAACTCAGCGGCATCGACACCATCTCCATCCAGGTCGTCGGTACCTAGGTCGTTGTCACCAGTCGGGTGATCGTTGTCGAAGAAGTTCTCGCCGTCGAAGATTGGCGTGGTAAATCCGAGCTTAAATGTTTCGGCAATTAGCTTGGTGTAGGCCTGGGCTGCTTTGGTAGCAAGTCCAGTTACAGCCAGCATGATTTGCCCGGTCCGATCATCTTCGATATGATCGCGGTCAACATCGAGTGTCGACTCAAATTTCTTGTTGGTAATCTCGTAGCTGAAGCCAGTTAGAGAGCCAGGGCGGCGCTCGTCTTTGAACTCCCGCAAGTTTGGCACGGCGCCAAGCCATGCGTAATGCTCACTGGCGTTTTTACTGCTAACAGGCATTGCGATTTTCTTCCAAGTATCGGCGTTAACCGCACTCTTAAATCGTTTCTGCCACGTAACATTGATGTTCGTTTCTAGTCCTTGTAAGACTTCTTTTGTGACTATCATATCAATCTTTCCTTTCTACCGTTATGTGGTTGTATCAACTACTATTGAGCTTGCGTTACGGTTCAGGTGTACCCGAACTTGCGTGACTGAAACCAGTCCGACAATGACTCCAATCGGCACACGATCCGCTGCCGAGGTTACGTGGACTGTTTGATCGTCCGTGACAAATGCGTTCTTGCCGACATCACCCTGCACGGCAGAGCCTTTGTCCAGGGTGACAATACCCTCACGCCAAACGCGCACCTCTTTGTCGCCGGCAGAACCGCCAGAGTTGTCGACCGTTTCTGCTGCGATACCGGCAAATGCTTCGTCAGCGTCGCCAACATCGGCATAGCCAGAACTGTTGAACGTTAAAATTGCACCCTTGAAAACTTTTACTGCTGCAAGAGAAACAGCGACGAGCTCACCATTTTGGCGTTCATCGTCTTTTACGGCTGTTAAATCTGCCATATTTCAATCCTCCTGTTATTTACTTTCCTTTTGCGATTTTTTGTACTCGGCGACTTCCTCAGGGGTATTGCCAAAGTCTTCACCGATCGACTTTTCCTCGTCGGTTAGATTGACATCGTCGTCATCTTCCTCATCATCGTTGTCCGCACCTTCCTCGCTGAGATACTTGCCCTTAGGCACTTTCTCAAAGAGTTCCGATAGGAGAACGCTAACAGGTTTCTCTTTACCATCCGAAAGCTCAATTGTGGCTGAGCCATTGGACTTGAGGGCAATAAATGCGTCTTTCTGGGCTGGAACGATCTTGCCCTCGCTAAGCAATCGTTCGTATTCGGCATTGGCTTCATTTTCGGCTAGTTTTTGCTCACGCTCAGCCAGTTTCGCTTCCTTGTCCGCGAGCTCTTTAGCTTTGGCTTCTTTTTCTTCGTCTGACAGATCTTCGTCGTCTTCGGATGCAGGCGGCGTAGCGTCAGCAATTTGCTTGGTAACGGCTTCTACCTGGTCCTCAGGCACTTCAACCTCAGCACCGACAGCTACTTTGACTTCTTTTTCCTCGCCATTTTCGGTGTACTTTACAGCAACCTCAAAATCACGATCACTTTTAACTTTAGTCATAACGGATTCCTCCTCTTCGTTATTGTTATCTTCTTTGGCTTCCGTACTATCAGCGAACAGTACTGCCGCGCTTGAACTGTCGGATAAGGCGGCCTCAAACTGTTTCATGCCTTTGATATATGGATCCGTTAACAAACCAATGTGCTTAAGCACCGGACCGACCCATTTACCGGTCTTTTTATCCTGATAATCGTCGTCGTAAGCCATGCTCACATCCGGTAAAAGCTTGTTCTCGATTTTCTCGGCTGTTTCGGTTTCGCGGATTTCAATAAGTCCATAAAGTCCGTCATCACGCGCTTCAAGCTCTACCAGCTCGCCTTTGTTATGCTCAGCAAGCTCGGCAGGCGTTTTCGGATGGCCAAGCGGCACAGGTACATACCCTTTAACGCCGGACTTAAAGTTTTTAACAACCCTTTCAGCCCAAGACTTGTCGTGCTTCATCGGATCACTGTGGCCGCGCGGGTCTTCCCAATCGCCATAAGGAGTTAGCATTTTCCAGAAACGCTTAAACTTGCCGTCATGTTCGGCAAGCTCGACATAGTCGTCTTTAACGACTAGCAGGTAACTGGCAGTTTTATGTTTTTTAGACATGTTTTCCTCATGACAAAAACGGCTACGTCCAGCAGCCGTTTTTACCAATAAAAATAACGCGGCTGCATGTAACCGCGTTTGTTAAGGGTATTATAGCACAAGCATTGGAAAACTTGTAAAGCGCTATATCAAAGGGCCATCAACGCCGCCGGCAACATCGGGCAAGCCGGTAACGTCCGGCAGAGCGGTATCAATAGCGCCGCTGACGATTCTGCGAATCAATACCCATATACAACGGCAGCGGAAGTGTATAGGCGTCTTCCACTTGGTGCGTTCCCACTCTTCGCGGGTAACAACCTTGCCGTCCAGGTCCCGGCAGATCGGGCAGATGCGATCGTCCAAGAGTCCCGAGTACTGGAACAGGTCGTCATCCTTAGCTTCGCGCTCAAACACGTCGTTGCGGCCGTTATTAACGCCTTGAGAGATGATAGAACTGGCAGTTAAGCCAAGTTTATCTGCAATCCAAGTCCCGAGCAGGGCGGCAAGCAGCTGCCTAAACCGCTGTTCCGGCGTCAGTTCTTCTTCGTCATCCTCTTCTGCCAACTGCCGGGTGCGTTTCGCCTTCAGAATCTCAGCCCGGATCAGATTTTTCAGGTCGTCTTGCTGCTTATTGACGATAAAGTTTGTTAATTCCTGCATACCGGCCAGTTCTTTCTTGCCGGTCGCCGGCGCCTTGACCTTCAACTCGTCAGCTGCGCCGGTTTTAGCGTAGTTATAGGCGTTTTTGATGGCGTTTATCAGTGTCTGTTCGTATTTTTTAGGTAATTCATAGGTGAAGGAGTCCGCGTCGCTTTTGGCGGCTCTATCAACTATGGCCGTTATGTCTTTTTCTATAATTGGCTGCGCGGTATCAATGAAATCCTGCTCCATTTTGTTCATGCGCTTTTCGATATCGGCCAGCCTGACAATCTTTTCCGCCTCGGTAAGCGGCCGCCACCATTGCTGGTCGTTCAACTCTTTACCGTCGCCATCTTTTGGCTTGTCGCCGTAATTTACGCCAGTTACCTTAACAGTCTTGCCGTTATAGTGCTCAGACAGTGCCTTAACCCATTTATCAATGACGGCTTGGTCGTTTTTGACATAGGCGAGAGTAATGTGTGGCTGGTAATCAGTATAGGTATTGACATGCGGTAGTTTGGTAAGCTCATCGTGTGCCTTCAAAAGCTCTGGTGTTGGCTTGACGTGGGCCACAATCGGCACCGCGTCGTCACCACTGTCAAACGAACCGACGCGCTCAGTGGTAACTTCTGATATATCAATGTCTTCAAGCAGCTGGTCCACCTGGTCTTTGAACTCATGTGCGCTCTTCATAAGGCCAAACAGCAGCGTTACATGGGGTACTTCTTCGGCGGGAACATTGCTATAATCCATTTCGGTGTCGCTCAGATCGGCCTTAGCATTATCAACGTACTTCAGAACATCAAGCCGCTCGACGTCGAGCATGACGCAGCCAAGTTGTGACGTATCGATGCCCAGCGATTCAAGCACAGCGTTGTCGCTCAGAAATTTATCGCCGTTTCCGGCACGACCTCCGTTTTTCTTATCATTGGCCCTTCTAAACTCTTTATTTTTATCTTCGGCTTCCTTTTTCAAACGTTTTTCGCGTTCTTTTTTGAGCTTAGCGAGGTCGATTTCCAAGCGTCCGGCCATGGACTTTTCAATGCCTTCGGCCATTTCGTTGCTGACGCGGTCTTTCTTCACTAGCTGCATAAATGCTTCTTTGATAGCTTTAACTGCATCACTGGTCAGATCGTCAAAGTGGAACTCAGGGTAATGCTGGTCCGGGAAGTTCAAATCAATTAGGTCGGCGATAAGGTACTGGTTGATATGTTCCTCGATTTTAGTCATAAGGCCTTTTAAGGCGATCATAAACATGTCTGACTGGTCAGCGCTCAGCGCGTAGGACCCGACATTACTGCTCTTGCCCTGTGAGCCAAGCAGCAGGAATGGTGCCAAGAACACCCGGGCCATTTCCGAGTTCTGTCGCTCAATCGAAGCGCCCATATCCATACGCCCATCAGACGTAAGCGGTTCGACATCCCAGCCATAGGGGATGGAAGCCACTGGCCGGACTTCTCCCAGCTTAGCGAGTGCGACCAACGCCTTATTGCGAGCAGATTTACCTTCTTTGCCAAGAGCCCCGCTCTCAGTGCGTTTCAGAAGTTTTGGAGTGATTGCGTAAGCCTGTGCGGCGATGCTATCTAGGTACTCCAGCCGCCGTTTTTTGTCGTATTTCACATAAGCCGATCGGAACGCACTGCGGCCATAAAGGAAACTGCGGGATTTGCCATAGGTGAATAAGAATGTCTTGTAGGCGGCAATCGTTACGTCTTTGTATTCGCCACCATAATTGACACGCTGCACGGCGCCGCCATAACCGCCATCCTTGCTGCGCTTCAGCGTGATACCTACGCTGTCGCGGTTAGCGAGCTTTTTATAAACATATTTGCCGTCCTCGATCTTATAGACCTTTTCAAAAAGCTGGAATCCATCCACCGTAGAAAGCAGCAATTGGTCCAGAAACAGACTAAACGGAGTGTCCATACCGCCTTTGTGCGGCGGTTCCAGCAAGTTCTTGCGCGTAAAGTTAGCTTGGGTTTCGTCGGTATCGTCTTTGTCAGCGTTAATGTGGTGGGTGGTGGCCAGAATAGGCAGTGTAACGATATTAAACAGCGCCTCAGCCGTGGTATCGGTATCAATCATCTTGCGATAGTTTTCGATTGAGACCTTGTCAGCGCGAGCCTCTTCGTCTTTGAAGCCGGTAAACACTACATCGCCGGCAACACCAATCTCACTGGTCAACCCAGCTTTTGAGCTTTGTTTGTCTGCCGGTTCTTTGCTGCGTCGTTTGAAGATATCTAGTATTGCCATGGTTTCCGATCCAATTAAAAAACGGCTACGAGAAACGTAACCGCGTTAATACTGCCATTATAACGCAAAAGGGCCCTAAACTGCTACCAATCCTCATCATCGTCGTCCTCGTAGGTTGGGTTGCCGCGTTTGTAATCGCCTGCCGTTTCCGCTTCGTCGTCATCGGCAAGCATGCCGTCGACCAGCAGCATGCGGATAGCATAAACCAAAGCGTCCACCATATCGTCGTGGCTGGCGTTCGGGAACTCGACAAGCTGATCGTACAACGCCTGGCCATTCCGGATCTTCTTGACGATGAAAATCCGCCCGGCTTCAAAGAATCGCGCAACCGCGAGCAAACGCCGCACTTTGTCTTTATCGGCTTTCAACCCGACCGTAGGCAGTCCGGCCAGCAGTTCCTTAAACACAAGCTCAAGCACGCCATTTTCAACGCCGATAGCGTTCGGCTCAAAGACAATATTAAGGTCCTCGATTTCTTTGGTGTTCCTGGCTGGCGATAGGCGCCTGTTGCCGACAGCCCGCACATAGATGTTTCCGTCGATACCAAGCGAGGCCACGATCTTGCCGGTCGGGTCGGCCGTTTGTTTTTCACTCGCCGCCGGGTCCACGGTCAGTACAGTGGCTACCAGGGCGTCGTCCTGCGGCACCTCTCTCGCGTCGCACCACTGTATCCAGTCGGGCTGTATGATAGCGTCTTCTTCGTTGATCGGCTTGTTCTGCCGCTCCTGAGCAAAGGCCAGCGAGCCGATGAATTTCCAGCCGTTCTTTTTACAGAGCACCGGATTGTCCCGGATGGCTTTCAGGTATTCTACAGATTCATGCTCCGGCCAAAGCGCGTACTCGCGGCCTTTCTTGTCGGTATTAAGGGCAACATATAGCCGGGTGTGCCACGACTCGAACATCTCGTTGTTCTTGATGATGTTGTTAAGCAAGCTGTCGTGGTGCAATATCGTGCCTATTTTTATTGCCCGGCCCCCCTCTTTTTTAAGCGCGCCCAATGCCGCCTTGGTCAACCACCTTTTAATCTTCTTACGCTGCTCGGCGCTGGCTACCTGCTCGTCGTTTTCAAGGTCGTCAAAAATCAATAAGTCCGGCCGGTGCTCCCGATGGCGCAAACCTCGAACTTTCATGCCATAACCGAGAGCCACGACCTTAATGCCGGTGCTGGTAACAAAATCGCCGTCTCGCCAGTAATCGCCGGTCAGATCACCGAATAGCCACCGGATTATAGTGTTACCTTCGAATTCGTCTTTTAGGGCATTCACGAACTCTACCGACTGGCTATATGTGTCGCTGATAACAATAGGGAAGTGTACCTTGCGGAAGCAGACCGCCCAAAGCAGGTAGTCGTGACAAACCAGCGTCGATTTAGCATGACCACGCGGCGCAGCAAAGCCCACTAGAGGCAATTCAGGGTTGCTGATGTCGCCTAGGATCTCACGATGGAATTCGGGCGTCTCCAGCGGGTGATAGTTAGGGCTGACAAACCACGCAAACAAATGGATGTTTTCGCGGCGCTCAAATATAGCCAGCAGCAGCTCGCGCAGTCGCGGTTTATTGTGCTTGTATCGCTCGCAAAGCCGGGTAATATCAGCTCTGGTGATATTCGCCAAAGAGGGCCTCGTCCAGCTCTTTTTCTGTAACTGGGACATCTAAACTCAGCTCCTTATTCTCGGTTTTTATTGGTCCGCCATCGTCGCCGGTCACTTCTTTGCGGGTGCTGAATTCATCCTTGACCCGGCGCTCAAGCCACCACATTGCGACTCTCTCGTTGCCTTCAAAGATCTTCTGCGCTATAACCTCACGGGCCCTAAAGCCGAGTTTGACGCGCGCTTGGTCCATTTTGTCGGAAAAGTCGGTGTCTTCTTTGAGCCAAGCATAGTAAGTGTCGCGGTTGATACCAGCGTATTTGCATGCATCCGTAACGCTCAGGCCATTGTTGAAAGCAGCAACTAGCAATCCGACTACATTTGGCGTTTTTTTCTTTGGCGGTCCTAAATTGGACTTACGCTTTGTGCCGCTGCGCTTCTGGCCGTGCGGTTTCCGGTGCACTTTATTCCAGTGGGCGGTTATAGATCCTTTGGCTTTAGCTTTGTAGTCGCAGCCTTTTTCATCACAGATAAACACACTGGGATCCGGCTGTTTCTTATTTTTACCGGGATTCCCGGCCTTTTTAGATTGCTTCGCCATTTCCTTTGCCCCTTTCGACAATAAAAAACACGGCTGCCTTGCAGACAACCGTGTTCCTTGGTCTAATTATACCCTAGACCGTTAACACCTACTTAAACTCAATCTCAAAGCTTGTCGTAAATAATAGGAAATAGGTCTAAAATTTCCATAAAATTTTTTAAGCGTTCGTCATTTCTTACGGTTGTTTCTTCTATGAATCTTAGCTATTTCCTGAGTGATGAGGGCTTCAATATCCTCAGCCAACAAATGCCTGACACGGTTTACCGAGCCTTGGTGGGTTTCGCGGGTGATGTATTTGGCTGCTATGTTATTGCTTTTGATAGGCATTACTTACCCTCCGATTCTTTCTTCTTAGCTCCCAAGATTGAGACTATATTTTTTAATTCTTTCTTTCTGCCTGACAATTCGAGTAAATTCATATCAAGCTCGTAGGCGGTTTCGGGGAGTGATAGTTGCTCATATCTTGACTTTGTAAGCTCCAGCAGTTCATTTAAGAGGGCGGTGCGTTCGGCTTCGTATAGTTGTACAAATCCTTTTTCTAGGGCAGAAAATAGCTTTCCAGTAAGTTCATCATTCTCAACGTTTGCTACTTTCAGAATCGGGTCTAATGCTGCGTGATGTAAACGGTTGATATGCTTTCTCAGCTCATTGTTCATTTTACTAGCTGGTGTGGTCATTTTTGGCGTATCCATAATAGTACCTCGCTTATTGTTATTGTTTCGTAACCTTGCTTCAGCAATTCCATTAGGCGTTTTTCTGCGTATCTTTTACTCATTCTGATCTCCGTTATTGCTGCTGTCTGGGTTTTGGGGCGAAGCAAAATACTTATCAAAGCAATTTCTATTACAGAAATACAGGGCTTCTGGAAATTCCGGCCATCCCATCCATTCCGTTACCGCTCCACCGCCAGGCTTATGAGGCATAGCTTCCGATTTTACGACAATCCGGTAGTCCATGCTTGAACCGGTGTAACTAATATCCCTATCACAAAGATCACAGTTTATAGTTGCAATTTTACCCATCTACTCAATCTCCTTGTCTGGGGTTTGGGACGGGGTATATCCAGCCTTTTTATAAATCATTTTGCCATTACGTTTAATGTACTTTAAGTCGTGCATAACAGCGGAGTAGACAAAACGGGGTATCCACCAGCGATAACTAAAGCCAAATTCGGTAGGCTTTCTACTGGCCATTATCCAAGTGCTGTTATAAGTTCTGATTTTTCCCATCTACTCATCTCCTCTCTCTTCTGAAGTTATAGTTTGGGTAGTCTCCAGCTCCTCCTGAGTGCGGATAATCTGCCGTTCGAACTTCTGATTCTTCCCGTTTTGGCCGATCCCGAACCAATAAGCATTCAATTCATAGTTGAAGAATTCTTGTCCGCCATGGTTCAGGCGGTAAGTCAGGGCTACGACCTCAGCTTCAGCGTCGCCCCCATCAACTTTTACTTTGAGCTTTTGGCCTATGCTGTAGTTGTTGTTGATTTTCACTTTTTACCCCTCTCAACCTTCTTAAACTCTTCTCTTGTGGTTTGTCTTGCGGTGTGGGTGGTCATAGCTGTATGTTCTTTCTATAGATTAGTTTTATGAGCAGTCCTTCTAACAGTTGTAGGTATTCTTTTTCTCCTAGTTGCGGTAGCTTTTTACACCTCTTGGTAAACTTATGCGTAAGGTAATAGCTTTTCTCGTCGTCAGGATTATTGCGAGTCTGCCAGCTACCATTCGGTTTTTGGACTATGTCAATCTCAATTAATCCTATTTCTGGAGGTAGCTCGCTTGGCTTGATAATTCCGGCGGGGGCGACAAAGTAAAAAACTCTGCAATACTTTAGATACTCCCGCCACTTTTTATCAGCCAGAAAATCAGACCTAGATACTTTTATTTCGTAACCGCGAGTTTCTCGATTCCAGCGACTAAAATAGAACAAGTCAAGCCTTCTGGCCTCACCGTAAGGGCAAAACTCGGAGACTCCTACGTCAAGATTGCCGTTGAAGCCCGTACTGCGTAGGTACTGCAATATATCCTCAGCGTTAATTTTAATACCATCTAGCTCTACTGTTTCGTCAACATCGTCACTATAAGGATTGTTTTTAATTAGAACTGTTTGCGTGTCCTTACTCACTTCTTCCTCCCCTTCTTACAGTCATTTTTTAATTCTTTGTTTATGTTCAATAGTTTTTTGCTCCAAGAAGTCCGCGACGTAGCGCATGAACTCCCAGTCGGAAATACCTGGTGTGTCGACCTCGTAAACGTACTTCCGCCACGCTCCGTGCCAACTGATACGTCCGCAATCGTGATCAGGCTGCATGATATTGATTACCTGCCAGATGTTAGTCAAACCAGATTTAGACTTGCCGATAAGTTGGAACTCTATGAACGTTTCAATTGGCTTGTGGCCCATGCGCTGTCGACTCATTACTGGACTTCCTCATATGTGGCCTCAAAAATATCCGGCTTACAAGGGTAAAATTCACCCTTGACGCCCCTGATAACATAATCGCCTGAGGATATGTTCAGGGAGCCTTCAGGCGTCAGGATCTGGAAAGTTTTATAGTCCACGGTGTATCTTGGGTTTACACCGTTGCGCTCTAGCCAACGGCGAACCTCAGCACCATTCTTTAACCCATCATAACGCATGGCTTCAATTACTATTATGCCCGGTTTTTTGCGGTACTGTTTTACGCTACTCATTGCCGTCCTCGACAAGTATGCTTGTTTTCATTCTATGACCTCCGCGATCGCGGTAGTCTTGGCTATTTCAGGCATCCGCTTTGCCGCACGTATGGCGCTACTACGGCGGGTGTAACCCTCGCTTTGGCAGACTATTTCGCCGTTTTTACCGACCAGGCGCCAGTACCACTGCGGCTTGGAGCCTTCGCCAGCGTTTTTGTCTACTGAAGTTTTGAAAATTTGATATTGAGCGACCATCTCACTCTCCTTTCCTGATTACAGTGGCAAAATCTGCTGTTCTTTCAGCTCTTTGCCAACCTTAGCTGTTACGTCGATTTCATGTGCTGTATGATCCAAGTTCACGCTGCGTTGCTGCCACTTAGCCATGAACTGCAGCAACAGACGACTCAAAGCTTTCTGGCCTGCCTTGAGTTTCACTCGGGCAGTGCTGGCACTATCTTTGAGGTCGTTAAGTTCTTGATTACTGATTTCGGCCTGCTGAAGCCGCTTGCGGGCAACCTCTAGCTGGCCCTCAAGATCGGCAACAGTGTCGAACTCCGGTAATTTTTCGCGGACCTCGGCTATCTTAGCCACGATTTTATCAACCTCGACCTTGTTGCGGGCCACTTCGCGCGATTCTTCTGCTATCTGTTTCTGGTGGTGTTCCTTGGTCTCGGCGGGCTGAACCTGAGCCGTTACTGCCGCCCCGATCATTTACGTGCCTCCCAAGCTTTCTTACGCACATTTTGTAGCGCTTCGTAAAAAGTTTTTATATTACCTTCGACGTTGTCGTTAAAGAAGTCGTCACCCAGGCGGCGGCCGGTTTCATGATCCAGCTGAAATTCAAAGAAGGTTACGCGGCGACCCTGCTTGTTTGTGCCGGGCTCAGCATGCACTATGTCATGCCCTTGAGTTTCTATGTAGGCTGCGATGCCCTGATGTGATGTTCGATAGTTTCGTTCCATTGTATTGTCCTTTGTTAATTAGCTTTAATTAAGGCGAATTCGCCAGATTTAGAGAAAGTGGTTTGCTAGCTTAATAACCGCCCAAATGATCAGCGCCAAAATGCCAACCGATAACAGCACGGCTGCTGTCCCCATGACCATCGCTAAGCGGTTGACCTTATTAATTTGCTGAATCTGCCTGTCAAATTCTTTATCAAAATCGTGCATTTATCTTTCCTTTGCTTAGAGTTTGTAAATGTGCGTTCAGGTGCTTGTCAGTTCATTGCTTACCTCCTTGGCTGAATAGGGTGTTATGTTCAAAATTGGTCCATAGGACCTCGGTGCGCGGACGTGCTCCATCGGCAAACGTGCCACGTTTGGTGCGATTCCAGTCCTTATAAAGCTCACCGTAAAGGTCGCTGGAGTAGCCGGAGAGTACCACTTGGCCCTTAACGCTTCGCAGTATTTCGGCTAGCTCTGTGTGTTCACTGTCAGGCATCTCGTACAGATATCGCTTCTGCCCGGTCCTTGTGCTGTGAACGTATGGTGGATCAACATAAAAAAGCGTGTTTGGTGAGTCGTGCTGCGTTATGACTTGACGGTAGTCTCGGCATTCAATTATTACACCTCGCAGCCGCTCAATCAGGGTATCTAAAACGTCGGCGTAGTTACGCCAGTCGTGCGCCGGCGTGGTGCCATTGCGGTGAGCATTGGCTCGAAATCCAGACTTGTGCCTAATTGAGTCGGATCCAAAGCCCATAAAGGACTTGATTATTGTACGGCGGGCTTGCTCAATCTGATCGGCTGCCGGTTCGCTGGCTTCCTCAAATTCAATGCGCGAAAATGGAGTGAGGGTTAGCAAGCGCTTTAACGCGGGTCCGTTATCGCGCATCTGCAGAAACACGTTGTACACTTCGGCGTCTAGATCGTTATACACCTCTGCGTAGCTGCGGGGCTTCCGAAGAAGTACGCCGGCACCACCACCAAAAGGCTCGACATAGATCTTATGATCAGGAAAGTGCGAGATGATCCAAGGCGCAAGGTTCCACTTACTGCCGTGATATCGGAGTGCTGGGCGGGCAGGTTTCATCGCTTTGCCTCCGATTCAAACTTATATTTCGCTATTGGCATAGCACGCCTACCGTTGCCAAAAGAGCCATGCGCTATGCCAGTTGGTGCGTCACGATCAATAACTACGCGCCCCTTGACATCCAAAACGTCGTTGTAAAGCTCCTCGGCAACGTCCCGCACGATTGCGTCAGCACGCTCGCTAGGCATCATGCTGTCGAGAGTACTGATTAGCCGATCGGCCATGTCTTTGACTGATTTACGTGTGGCGCTCATTTATTTGCCTCCAATTGCTGTTCGGTCATCGCACTGCCTCCAGCGCCTGTTTATAAGCAGTTTGTACTTCCATAAATGCATGATCGTCGCCACCCTTATCAGGATGGTGTTTATGGAGCATCTGCTTGTGAGCAGCTTTGATCACCTCAATGCTGGCATTAGGCGAAACTTCTAGCACTTCATGCCACGGCCGTACAGTCTGTGGCGTAACTATCACACTCTCAGGTAATGCCTTAAACCCACGGAATGCAGCATTTACCATCTCTTTAGCACCCCAACGCTCTAAGCCGCGCAGGGCTTCTATGGTCTTCCTTACAGCTTGTAGATTGTCCTTGACTGTTGACCACTTATCGCAGGGGACACACTGTTGCTCGCCGTTCAGCGTGAAGTAAACCGCCACGCCTTTGTCTGCAGGCTCTCTACTATCAGCGTAGGGCAGCCCATCTCTCCGCAAAACAAAATTACTTGATATAACTACGCCAGTCGCGCCTAATAATCTAAGTTCCTTAAGTAACTGATCTCTTGCACGGCCAAAAGGCGTACCGAATTGTGCGCGTTTTGGGTACTCGGTGCGAGGCCAGCTCTGCGGCCACTGTAATGGATAAGCTTCAGTCATCATATTCACCGGTTCGCCTCCATAAATGCTCGAGCAAATTTAGGCGCCGTAATCGCCCGGATGTCGGCTCTGGTAAGTTTAAGATGCGCGTACTTGGCTGGCTTTTTTGGTGACGCCCATTTCTGCCGTTCAAAAGCAAGCGGATTCGACACAGTTGGCATGGGCATATTGAAGTAGCCCCATAGGTCCGTAAACTTCACATGTTTGTCGCCATACTCCCAGCCCCGAAAATAGCGGGTTGGGTTGCCCAGGAATTGCCGTAGCAAGCCCATCGGGTTTTCGAGCACCCAAAACTTGATCTTGCTATCCGGTGCCGATCGAGCAGCCCACACGATATCCATGCATGCCCTAACTACTCCTAGTGCTCCTTCAAAATCGCGCGGTGTCTTAGCAGTCGATCGGGCGCGACTGAACATGGTGCAGGGTGGTGCAGCAAGAACTCCATAAATATCACCTGTTTCTATCGGCTCAATCACTTCGGGATAGCGTCGCCAAAGCCTGACATCAAACTCGGGCAGTGTTATAAGCCGGACGTCATAGCCACGTTTTTTGTATGGTTCGCTCCAGCTACCGGTACCGCCACAGAGATCCAGTATTATCTTACTGCTGTTCTTCATGCTTTGGCCTTTCCCGGCATAGCTACATGATTATCACGAAGACTGCCTACAACTCCGCAACCAGGGCAGATGTCGTTCTCGATGGTTATTACGTCTGAAGGCGCCTCGCCCTCCCAGCCACAGCCGGGCCCGCCTTTACCGTCGCTGCACTCCATGATATAAGGTTGGCCGCCAGGATGCGTCCAGCAGTGCTTTTCTGGGTTCCATATCAGACCCCGATCGCACCATGAGCACTCACGTTTGGTTACAGCAGGCACGAAAGCTATCTGCTTACCATGATTGTCGCCGGCTATCATGCCTCCTCCTCGTCCGTTGCCCGATCCAGAAAAGTCGGATCCGTAAGCTTGGCCAGCTGGCGGTTAATAATCCTCCGGCGCTCATAAGCCAGGTAAATGCCGGTGAAAAAGTCGTGTATTTTACGTATAAGTTTCATTTAGGTGCTCCTTTTCGTTGTTAAAATAGTCTTGTCTCTTCAGTGGGTTGGCAGGAGTTTTCCATGTGTGCACATGGGGGTGGGGTTTAGAAGGTGCAAGGTGCGTTTTTGGGTCCCACCCTAAAACGCGGTTCTTGCCAACCCGCAAAAGAGGCAAAACTCTATACAGGTCAGCTAGAGGGTCGTTGCATATGCACCTCTTTCCATCAGTACGGCCACCCCTGCGCCATCCGGTAATCGCGGTCAATTTCCGCCCGGTCGCGTGCAGCCTCTTCCTCCTCTTGCTCAAGACGTGCGCCGATATTTATCAGCTCCAGATTAATGTCGACCTCATTAATCACCATCGCCTCATAAAACCAGTCGCCAAGGTCGAATCGATCGCAAAATGCGCTTGCCGCTTCTTCGGTGTGTTCCGGCAGATTATCGACGAGCTCGCGCAGCTCCCACGAACCCAAGTCGCAGATGACGTGATCGTCAATGACCTGAACCAGAGACTTAGTTTTGTGATTTATGGTTTTCATCGTCGCCTTCCTCAACCACGTAAACATGGGCTGGCAGCTTGCCGCGGTTGCGCTTTCTGTACTTCTCTACCTCGCTCTGATTAACGATGTGTTTGACGCTAAACATCGGCCTGGGAAATCTTTGGCGCTTGGTTTCGTCAACCATATAGATAGTTTTTTCGTTAGGCTTCTTGACCATTTATGACCTCCTCCTCTACGTAAACCCCACCAATGTTAAAGGCCATCCTTATAGCGTTGGCTTCGGCGCATTTGGCCAGCATTACCCGTGGCATAACCTTCCAGTTTCTAATCGGCTGGCCATCCTTGGTTTTCTGGAACTCCTCTAAATAGGCCGTGTATTCGCCGACCTTTACGGCGTCGTTCTTGTCGCTGAATCGTCCATAGACCTCTACTGTTGCGGTAGTGATTTTCCCATCATCTCTTTCCTCAAAAACCGCCTTGCCGGTATAGGCATAGGTTGGGTTTTTCGACCTTCGAGCAAGCGTGCGCAGACCGTGGATACTGACAATAGGTTCAAGTTTCTCGATCCACTGACCGGCAACGTTTTGGCGCTGGTAAACCGCGTAAATTTCTTTCCTAAGAGGATTGAGGCCGTATTGCTGACAAACAAGCAGGAAATACGCTAGATCTTCCGGCGGACGTAATACACCCATTTTGTCGACACCTATCAGATTTCGGTGGATATTGCCAAGCAACCGTTCTTTGTTCTGACCCGCACCCCACTCGCCGATATAGCTGGTTATCTTGCTATAAGCGCTCTGTGCGGCAGTCTTCCTCGATTTTTGTGTTATCTCGCTTGTGGGTTTTTTATTATCGTTATCCATTACGAACTCCTCTCAATTGGTGCGAACACCTGGACTCTGACCGGACTGACCTTGCCACTGCCAAGGTAGAGCATGTCGCCTTTGCCTAGCAGTTTCTCACCACCAGACTCGTCCAAAATGATGTCGCTGTTACGCGCTGTAGCTACGCGCAAGCAGGCCTTAACGGGACAGTTCGCCTTGATAATCGGCGCGACAATATCGGCGCTTGGCCTCTGCGTAGCAATGATTACGTTGATATTGGCTGCCCGCGCTTTCTGGAGCAGTCGGGCAAGGTTCCGCTCAATGTGAGCGGCTTCTTCTTTGGTAGCACCCATAACTAGGTCGGCGTACTCGTCAATGATGAGTACTTCGCGCCTGCCGTTCTTAACATGGTCTCTGTAGCGTCGCTCCATCATCTGAACAAGTTTTTGTAGCTTCGCAACAGCTTCCTCGCGTTCAGTAACCACGTTGACATTGCCACCGTCCAAATCGACGAAGTCAACCATCTTGCAGTCAACGACTGTAACCTTACAATTCAGACTCTGGATGATGTTACGTAGGAACACCGACTTGCCAGATCCGGTTTGACCGCCAACGAGCATATGCGGCATTTTGTCGATGTCGTCGTAAACAACTTCGTTCATGGTCGTAACACCAATCGGCACTTTCGTGCCAGTCAGCTTGCCGCTGAATTTAGGGAATGTCTGCTCCTTGGGAACTTCAATGCCGACGGTTTGGGTGCCGTAGATCGGCGCGATAACACGCACTGCACCCGATCCAAGTGCCAGCGCCAGGTCATCATCCATAGTTGTTAGCTTGGACATCTTCACGCCTCGGTTCGGCTTAAGCATGTAGGTTGTAACAGCATTGCCCTCGACTGAGCTGTTAATCTTGCCACCGACCCCGAACTCCGCGAGCTTGGCCATAATTCGGTCTATCTCCGAGCCGTTATCGGTTGCCACATCTTCCGCAACGTGGGTGTTTACCGGGGCATGCTTTTCGCGCCTTTCGGTAGTGTGGACAGTGCGGATACTGACACCTTCCATCTGTGCCATGATTTCCATGCTCCGGGCGCCATTCAGCATGTCGCTGGGGTTAGGGAAGTACTGGGCGTTGGTATTATCCACGTAGTCGCTCACGGCTTTTACGAGCCGGCCCGATATGTCGTTGGCATCGTCAATTGCCTTACGGCTCAACACATAGTCTTTGATTTGCTTTTGGCCATCCTGATTAATCGACTTCTTGATTTCTGCGAAAGTAAATTTGCTAACAGGCTTCCCATACTTATGCTCGGCAAGAAGAGTGTAGAGCCAGGCCTGCATCAGGTATTTGTAGTTTTCCTGCTCTTCATCGGAGTAACTGGTTACACTCTTGAAGTCGACGATTTCCAGCGTTTCACCCATGTCCTGAACTAGATCAATGTAGGCTTTAAGCGGAATCTTTTTGTTGAAGATCGAAAGATTGGCCTCAATCTTATCCTCGACATTCAGCTTACCGGCATAGCTCGGTAATTCGTTGACGACAGTGGTACTCAACTTCTGATAGACCGCCAAGATTTTGTCTCGGCTACCGGTTTTGCCGTAGTCGATCTCATAATCAGCGGTGTTTTCGATCTCACCAAGCCCGGACTGAATAGCCACCTCAATGGGTTGGCCCTTCAGCCGCTCCTCGATCATTTTATGAATAGCTCTACCAACAACCATGGCCGGTGAAGCCGGGTCGTCATAAACCTTGGCTATGTAGCGTTTTTTGAATTGTATTTGGTTATTCAAAAAGCAGATGATCGCTGAGTGCGACAGTGTAATCCGTTCATAATCTGCCATTAAGTTTTATTCCTCTCTACTTCTTGACCGGTACGTTTTCGTAAAACAGCTTGAAACTGCTCAGCGCACTACGTGGTTCTGACTCTTTGGCCTCCAGGACGGTAGCCCTGTCGACGAAATACTCGTACAGCTCCAGATAGACCAGGAACAGCAAAATGATGCTACCTACGATCTGATAGAGCGGTAGAAGCGTTACGAAATCGACTCGTGGCAGCTGCCAGAGTGCGACGCCAGCTATCAAAAAGCTGACCTTCAAAATCAGAAAAGTTATACCGAAAAGTGGTTTAGTTACTTTACGTATTGTTAAGTTCTCCTTTGTGTTTTGAGTTTTTGTTGTTTTACTTGCACGCTGTTTGCCTCCAACCTTGCGGTTAGAACCAGGCAGCGCAGGTGCTTTTTTGGCATTTTTGCTCATCTTTAACCTCCTTTGTGATTGACTAGTCACTTGGTTGCGGGTGCCGGGATCGAACCGACCTTGGAGGGCTTATGAGACCCTTGAGTTCACCAGAACTCTAACCCGACACGTCAGGCTCCAGCTTCACGCCGACCTCATAACTAACGTCGGTTGGTTTACCGAATCAGCACGAAGTTCCTGCAGCCCTCAAGCGACTAGTCAATGTGTTGCTTGGACAACTCCGCTAGACAGCCGATTCATCGGCCACCCAGCCTAGCTTTGTTTTCCGATATACCTTTGTTTTTCGTGCCTCACTAAGAGGCGAGGTGGAGTTTTGGGAGGTGTGTTTACACATGGATATGTGTTGTGAAAGGTACAAGGCCCAGGTGCCAATGCCTAACGGAGTTGTCCAAGCTAATTACCACAGGATTCCTTCGACCGCGTACCACGCTGTCCAGTTGCCGCGCTCCTGATAAATGCGGAGGGCGTACTGCGCGTTTTGGTGCGGGTCGCTCCAGTCACCGCCTGAGAAGAAGTGAGGGTGAGCTTTATCGTTGATCTGGAAACATCCATAATCGCGCGATCCATCATAGTTGTAGCCAACGCTACCATCTGACCTAAGCGGTCCAACTTGATCGGCTTTAAGTGATGATTCCTTCTGAGCAACGAGCCGCGCACCGGACTGCAAGTTTGCAGGCCACACTGCGGCTATCGCTTCCTCACAGCTGCCTTTTGGCGCCTGTGGGGTCGCTTCCGCCACCCTCGCCGGTGGCCGAAGCTTTACTACCTTGAGTTCAGCTATAGGTTTTAGCTTTCCGGGCTCGATTGGTTCGAGCTCGGTGAACTCTTGAGGCTTGTTAAAGGGCTCCTGTGGTTCTGGATGCGCCGGTTCCGGCGGCTGTGCGAACACGAGAGCTAGAACCGTCACAATCGTGTAAAGCAGCAATCTTTGGGTACGAATAAATCGGATCCTCCGATTAAGCTCGATCGGTGTTCCGTTACGCAGTACGGGGACCGGGCTGGTGGCTGCTCCCAC